AGAGCACAGAGCAACTGCATAACGTCAGAGATTTCGTTCTCGTCTCCAGCCAGCATTTCGTCCAGTTCAGCCTTGATGAGAGCGATGAGACTGGCACGAACGGCGTTGAGGTCGGCAAGGTTGTGCTCCTTGTCATCCGCTTTCACGAGGTCGGGGTGAACTGCCTTGAACTCTTCGAGGGCGGCCTTGAGGTCAGCGACCGTCTTGGTCTTTTCGGGCTCGGTTGCCTTGAGTTCACGGTTCTCGTCAGCGTTGAGCGTCGAGAGGCTCTGCTGGGTGATGTTCTCGCTCTGGTCGGCAGGCTCTTCGCCGGTTCCGTTGCAGATTTCGCAGGTCGCAACATCGTCCTCGACGTTGGTCTTGTAGCCAGTACCCGAGCAGGCGTGGCACACCTGGACGGCGGTGTGAGGGGCTTCGCCAACGGTGGTGGGCGAGGACAGGGTCATCTCGGCTTCAGCGTTCATGTCGCTGGACTTTTCAATCTCGGTCACGGCAAGGCCCTTCACTAATTCTCCGCCAACGGATTTGGCGATTTCGATTACTGCGGACGGGTTAGCCGGACGATCTACGAGTGACAGTTCAACGATTTTTCCGCCGACGATTCTGCCACCAGGGGCTTTGTCATCCTTGACAATTCGAGCGCCCTTGATGCCGATTGAGAATCCGGTGTAGATGTCCTCTTCGACCATCTTGGCGGCTTGCTCGTCGACAATCTTGGCGGAGACTACGAAGCCGGTTCCAACCTGCTCCATCTCCATCGCCTTGCCGATGGCCTTGCTCTGGTGCATCTCACGGATGTTTCCGATTTCCATCCACGCTGGCATGGCTGACTTGAGCCATTCGGCGTCGCAGATTTGCTCGTCGAGGTCGAGGGTTTCGTCAGTAGCGATTCCCTTGACGTGCATGTAGCCATCGTCACCACGCTTGGCGGTGAGTCCTCCGAGATAGGTGTGGATAATGTGTTCAGACATTTGGTCTCCAATAATAGGCGATGACTATGCGCCACCGTAAGGGCATGGGGTTATTCGTTGATTTCGTCTGCGCTGACCGTGGACTGACCAACGATCGCACAACGACAGTTCGGGTGAAGCGGTGGGTACTCGTCCCCGAAGTCGTGGTTGCCTTCCATGTCGGCGCACTCGTCACAGGCTCCGTCATAGGCCAGCCACTCAAAGCCAGGTAGTCCGGCGTCCACCATCGAGTCGAGGCTCGAGGCGTTGTAAGCCCGTGACCCTTCGGTCTGAGCAATCATTTCGGCTCGGGCTGGGTCGTTCACGATGGCGTCGAGCGAGTCAGCGATGTCCGATGAGGGAAGCCCCTGGTCAAGTCCGGCGGCAATCAGGTCACCGAGGCGAGCCATTGTCGTGTCGGTGATGCCCTTGATGGTCGCATTCGAGTTGTCGAGCAGAGACTTGAGTCCACCCCCAGCAACTTTGGCGGCGGCTTCGGGGTTGCCTGGCTTCCAGTTTGACCAGTCAATCCCACCGGCGAGGGCTTCTAGATCCGATGAGAGACCGGCGGCCTTGCTCGTCGTTTTCGGCTTGAGGGCAATCAGTCCGTTGTCGGCGTAGATTCCCTTGAGAACGGCCTGTAAGGGCGCTGAGTCGAAGCGAATGTTGTGCTGGACAGATTGCTTGGCGGTGACCTTTGCGCTGTCTTTCGAGCCCTGAGAGTGACCGGCTACTGCCTGAGTGACTGCCTCTTTGAGTCCACTCATTCCATCAGCGATGGCTTTGCGGACGAGGGGGGCGTAGTGAGCCGTGACGAGGTTCTGCTCGTGATGACCAGGCAAGTCAGTCATCTGGCGTTTAGTAAGCGAACGACCTTTTGGGGTATCGCTTATCTGCGCTTTCAGAGTCTCGGCCTCATCGGGCGTGTGGAACTGAAACACGAAGTCACGAGCACGGGGCTTGGAGACGAATCGCTTGTAGGCACGAGCCTCGGCGGACTTGGACTCTTCTAGCGTTTCGTCTTGGACTTCGGGGACTTGCGGTTTCGCTTCCTCTTCAGCGAGTCCTTCGGGCTGTGCGCTTGTTTCGTCAAGGGGGTTCTCCTTTTGTCCGACCGTCTCACCGGCTCCGTCCGTCTCCAACATTCCCTTGAGGAACTGAATCGTGGAGCCAGCAACAATCATTGGTTCGTCGGCTTCGGGCATGTCGTAGAGGGGCATGCCAATCTCGCCACGAACGTCGTTCATGGTCAGTTGACCCGAGTAGAGGCTGGTCTGGAAAGACTGTGCCTTTGCCTCGGCGTCCTTGCCGGATTCTTGGTCGTTGAGGACGAAGGTGATGTTGCGGTCTGTTCCGAGGTAGCGACGGCAGAGGGAGTTCACCATCTCAATGATGAAGTTCTCCATTGGCTTCTTGGACACCGTTTCGGCGTTGTCCGATTCGCCCTCTTGTGCGCCCTTGCCCCCACCCATGCCAGCACGAGCGATGACGCCCAACTGACTAGGGGAGACACCGAAGGCGGAACCGATGCGCTTGATGATGAACTCGTCATAGTCGGATTTGTAATCGGCGGCGATGGACTTCATCTCGACGGGGTGGAAGCCCTCGGGGAGAACCTTGACTCGGTGACGCTCCTGGCTAGAACCAGTCAGTTTGTCGTTCAGCACTCGCTCGAAGGCCGCCAACTTGAGGTGATCCAACTCTTGAGAGTTTGTTTCCATCCACGTCTTAGGAGTCGAGCCGGCTTGATACTCGTCTCTCATCCACGTCTGACGCTCGAGGTACAAGGTTGCCGCAGGGATGCATTCTTCAACGGCTGAGAATCCGTAGGGGCTCCAAGTGCGGCGGTTCTTGACGAACACGCTCATCTGGTCGGTGAGGAACTGGTCACCACGCCCAGGGCCGGTGTAGAACTCGCCGTCCGCTTCGGGGGACGAAGTGAACTCGCCACGGGGGAAGCCCCAGAGAATCTGCTGGTAGGCCGGTGCTGGTGGGTAGGGAATGTCACCACGGTTGTCGAGCAGAATCTTGATGGTCGGAGCGTCGATAACGTCGAAGCCGATTATCTTTTTCTTGAAGTTGTAGCGAGGGTAGACACACACTTGGTCGAAGGCGAAGTGTTGCCAGAGGGCTTCGGTAATCCACTCCACCCAGCCACGGTCGTTGTGGACGTAGGGGTTCTCCCAGAACTGAGTAAGGCGCAGGATGTCCTCGCCGTATTTCTCACGGCCAATCTTGGAGGCCTTAGCGTGAGAGACGTTCTGCTCTTCCATGATGGTTGCAATAGCGTCATCTGAAACCGAGAACGACCAGCGTTGCTTGACGATTTCCGAGATGCGGATTTCGATGCAACGGTGGATGATGTCGCATTGTTCGGTCAGGGATTTGAGCACCTGGAACGGAACCTCGGTCTGGGTGAGGTTGAGGTTGACCGCAATCTGGTATTCGTACTTGCGAGGAATCGGTCGACCGGAATCGTCCAAGACGGGGTCGATGGGAGCCGGAAGCAACGGAGCGGCTGGCCCGAGCATAGATCCGAAGTCCTGACCCCAGCGTCGCATGGGGACTGATTCGCCTTGAACCTGAATAAGTCCCTGACCGCCCATGCCCGTGTAGGGGTTAGCGGCAGTCGAGTTGGCGTAGCCGGAGTTCGCCATAGGCGTTCCGGCGAGGCTCTTCTGGATCTCTTCTGCTACCGCTTTGACGATTTCTGCGGTCTTGTCCTTGCGACTGAATAGGGCCATGAGTCCTTCTACTTGATAGTGGGAAAGCCCGTAAGGGCTGAGGCGAATGGCGCAGGGCCGATTGCATTACGGAGATTCTCGTTGCACGAACGGCAGTTGGTGGCTTCCTCGGAGTTAGGCATTCCACATTTCGGGCAGGGTGGGGCGATGCTGGCGAAGTAGCGGTCGGCACTAGCGCCGGTGGCGATTTGGAGTTCGACGATTCCATGCACCAGGGCGTCGAGGCGGTCGGGGGATTCGCCGGAGTCGGGAAGCCAGCCGGGCATCTGATCTTCCATCGTGGTGAACGAACCAACGTGAGAGACACGGCCTTGCTCGTAGAGGGCGGCGATGGGCTCGGCTCGAAGGCGCTTGCCCTGACGAGCGGTGATTCCTTTGTAGGGGATGGTGGGGTTCACGGTGCGGAGGGTCTGCTCGACCATGTCCCCACCCTGGTTCTTTTCGGCCACGATGCGGTCGGCCTTCAGTTCTTCGTAGAGAGCCACGGCTCTTTTCGCCCAGCCCGAAGGGGTGTCACGACAGGAACGGTCAGCGAGGACGTAGGCCCTGCCATCGGTTCCCTTCCCGACTGCGATGATTCCCGTCTCGTCGGAGTTCTCTCCCGAGGTCACGGCTGGGTCGATAGCCACCACGATGCGAACCATCTCGGGCATTTCGGTCACTCGACAGGCTTCGATGAGGTCGTAGGTGAACAACGCCCCAGGGGTGTCGGTGAGCAGTTCCCCGTAGAGTTCCTGCCGACCAATGCGAGTTCCCTCGTAGCGGTTGCGGAGTTCTGCGAGGGCGGCTGGTGACAAGTTGGCCGCATTGTCGAAGGTGGAACCTCTCGTGACTACTACTGATCCATCTGTTCTGGATACGAACTCACGAATGAGTCGCACGGGTCGAGGTGTGGTCGTGATGACCACCTGCGGATTGCCGACTCTTAGAGCCGGTGCTAGTCCTTCAGTCCACGTCTCTTCATACCGCCAAGCGGCGAACTCGTCGAGCCAGGCTCCAGACAAGTTGAGGCCACGAACACGGTCGGGTTCCTCGGCGGAGAGCATGTGAATCTTGCTTTCATTCGCCAGGGTGATTTGACCGTTCGAGCGGTTGTAGAACTTGAGTTGCGCTGGGGAGAGCGCTTTGAGGATTCCCGAGGGGCCTTCAACGCAAGTGCGTCGGGCGTCGGTGAATGTCGGGGCTACGATGGCCCATTCGGTTTCGGGGGTTTTGAGGGCTTGCTCGCAGAGCCAACCAGCACCGAGGTAGGTCTTGCCGAAGCCACGGCCAGCGATGACCAGCCAGATTCGCCAGTCCGAGTCGGGTGGCAACTGCTGTGGTCGAGCGGTGGTGCGGTAGCGAGAGGTGTTGAGCATCTCAAGAAACTCGGCCTGCTTCTCGTCCCTTCGGGCGAGTTCGAGGTCACGCAGTCGCTTGAGGTCAGCGAGTCTCTGCGCCTTGAGTGTCTGCACCTTGTTCCCCTAGTTCGCTTTCCAGTCGGAGGATTTCGGACTGGATGTAGTCAAGCGTAATGACTTCGTGCTTCACCGGCGAGTCCAAGCCCAGAAGTTTGGCTCGGCGATCCATAATTGCCAGCACACGGTCAATGGCGAACAGGAAGCCCTTGTCCTCGGACTCCACTTTTTTCATGGCGAGTTCGAGCAGGTTGTCCAGGCGCTCGGTCTCTAGGCGGCGGTACTCATCTACGGCCTCGGCTGGGATGGCGGCGAGGGCTACTTGGACACGGTGGTAGGCGGCGGTCTTGGAGATTCCGAGTTCGTCGGCAATCTTCTGGTAGGTCATCCCTTTCGAGCGCAGACGCAACGCCATTGTTGCGTTTATCATGTCCTGCTCGGTGCGAACGTATCCGCCTTTGGAGTTTGTGCTCATGTTCTATTGCCTTGATGTTCGTGGAGTGGACACACGAAGCCCAATGTAGAGTCCTAGTATCGCACATTGGTTCATCTATTACAAGACCAACGGTTTCGGCTGGTTCAGCGCCCACTCGACTCGTGCCTCGATGATGAGGAAGTAGTCCTCGGTCATCTCGCATCCAATCCACTCAAAGCCTTCCAAGATGGCGGCAACTGCGGTGGAGCCCGAACCAAGAAATGGATCAAGGACTGTTCCGCCTGGGGGTGTCACCAACTTGACTAGGTATCGCATTAGGGCAAGGGGCTTGACGGTGGGGTGGAAGTTTTGTTTGGCTTCGTTGGTTCGGTTTCGGGGATTGTCTCCACCGGCTCCATCATCTTTTTCTCGGTCACTCTCTCGGCGTTCCGGCA